TGCGCGTAGGCAGCATTTTCCTGCGCCTGCTTGTTCTTGTTGGCGGCGAGCGTGTCGGCGTCGGTCTGCGCCAGGTTGGATATGTCAGTGGCATTGCCATAAGACAGCGACGCCGCGTCGAGACCGCTTTGCCCGCGGGACTGCAACAGGGCGTCGGTCGCCGTGCCCCGGTTGGTCGCGCCCGTGTAAGCGATTTCCGCCGGCTGCATCTGGATGGGTGCGCCGCTCCTGAGCAGCACGTCCGCGGCCTGCGCCGGCATGATCCCGAACTTGTTGGCCTCGATGGCGTTGTTGGCCATCGTGATCGGCTGATTGTAGGACGTGACCGCGCCCACCTTGCTGCCATAGGTGCGATAGTTAGTCGCTGCCTCGGCCAGCCGGCGCGCGAGCGCCGACCTGGTCGAGGGGTCGCTGCCGCTCGGGTCGGTGCCCCCGGAAGGTCCCAGGATCGAGGGCGCGGTGGCGCTGGACAGCAGCGCCGCCGCCTGGTCCTGGGACGCGGCTTGTCCCGCGGCAAGGTTGGGACCGCTGGTGCTCGCGATCAGGTTCTGCGCCTGGGTGTCCCCCTGCGCGCGCAGGGTATCCGCGGTCTGGTTCTCGGCCGCGAGGATGTCCTGCTGCTGCTTCATCGCCGCCATCTGGCCCTCGCGCATCTGCGTGGCGGCGGCGTTGCGGTCGGCCATCGTCTGCTCCATGACCTGCCGCTGGCTTTCGGTCTGCGCATTGGCCGCCAGCATGCGCTGCATGAAGCCCTGGTTCTGCGCGAGCATGGTGGCGCGGTTCTGCGCGGCGGTAGCGTCGGCCGCACTCCGCTGGGCGTTGGCGTTCATCATGCCGCCGCCGATTGCAGCGGCGCTGCTGGCGGCCGCGGCGATGGCTGTGGCTGCTCCTGCGGAGATACCCATGGACTTATTGCTCCAAGCTAAGCCGATACAGGTGGCCAAAATCCTCAGCACCCATCCGCCGATAGAACGCCCCCAGCCGGGGGCCGGACCCGCGCACGCCGGCGCGCATATGGACCTCACTGACCCCACGCTCGCGCAAGGTTTCCATCGCGGCACGCTGCAACTTCATGCCGAGGTTTTGGATCAGCGGCGACGCGAAGAACGCCGTGTGCACCGCGACCGTCTTGTCCTCGAACTCCAGGCAAGGCCCGACGACAGACATCAAATAACCGAACAGCCTGCCGTTGCTGCGAGCCGTAATGATCTGCAAAGCGCCCGCCCGCTCTAGCTGTTGCATCAACGGGACATTCACGAACAAATAGGCGTCCGGCGATCGATCGGTGACGACCGCATGCTCCCGAAACAAGGGGATAGCTTCCTCGTAGGACGCCATGGTTTCCGTTTGAAAGGTGACGCCCTCAATTTCCGGGGAGCGTTGCAATGCGCTCAGCATGCGCTGCTTCGCCTGCTTCGTAACCTTGTCTAACTGCCGCCGGTGCGCGTGATAGTAGCGCATCATATGGTCGAGGTTGATTTGCACGTTGAGCGGCGCTAACTGCTGCCACCAGGCGCTGTCGTGCCGGTAGGGCAGGCAATATTCAAACAGCTCGGCACAAGACGCTTCGGTGTTGAGGTCCGCGAAAGTAAACGACCGCACCCCCGGCACACGCTGTTCGACCTGGTCCAGCTTGCGGTCCAGGTGCCGCAGCAAAGGCATGAGGGTGTGGTTGAACTCCACGCCGGTTGCCTTGAGCGAGTGCAGGACCTCGTCGACCGGCCGGCGGATCGTCGCCACGCGGACATCCGGCTGATACTGCAACAGCAGGCGCCAGAAAGCCGCACCCGCGGTTTCGACAGTCCCCGTGCAGGGCTGCGCCAGCCACGATTTGACATCATCCAGCGAACGGCAGTGCCGCACCTCGTCATGCCCGCACTGCCAGTCGCCATAGCCCAGGAAGGACGACAGCCAGCGGGACCGGCTGCGCGGCAACGAGAAGATGACGAAGGGCGCCACGGTCAGCTTCACCCGAAGGGACTGGTCGGTTTCAGGCCGGCAGCCTTGAGCGTATTATTCGCCTGCACGCCGCTGCCGTAGCTGCCGACGCCGGAGAGGGCGCTGGCGAATATGTTCCCCAGCGTGCTCACCTGCGGCACGCCGCTGGTTGCCGCCACGGCGTCGTTGGCGCTGGACGAAATCCCGGAAATCGAGCTGCGCTGCGTCTGCAAGGCGGCATTCACATCGTCCATCGTGCTGCCGGCGATGGGCGAGCCGATGCTCTCCGACGCCTGCACCTGATCCAGGAGGCCGGTCTTGGTGTTGAGTATGTTGGTCTTGAGCGTGTTGGCCTGGTTTTGCGCGAGCTGCGTCTCGTCCGCGAGCGTGCGCCCTGCGGTCTCCTCCAACAGCCCAAGCTGGTTGACATGCGCCTGGCTGTCGGCGAGGCCGGCGCGCGCCATGTCGTAGCCGGTGGTCTTGGTCGCCTGGTCCTTCTGATAGGAGACCTGGTCCCCGACCTGCTTCATGTAGTCGGACGCGTATTTGTTGAAATAATCGTCGTTGAACTGCTTGAACGCATCATTGACCGCCTGCGAGCCGGCGGCGAGGTTCTGCGCGCGGCCGGTGTCGTAGGCGGTCTGCCGATCGGCCTGCTCCTGGGCAGCCTTCTGTTGCGCTGCTTGCTGGGCTTCCTGATCGGCGAGCTGCTGGCGGTTGAACGCGTCCTGCTTGTCCGAAATCTCCTTCTGCGCGGCGATCTGCTTGTCGGACAGGTCCTGGTTGGCCATGGTCTGATACTGCGCGACCGTGTTCGCGCCCCGGACCGCATACTCCAAGGGCACGCCCTCCTCGGTGTAATACTGGTAGCCGGTCGTCGGGTCAGTCTGAAGCATATGGTTCGGCCCCGAGGATGGGTGGCCTCCTCCCATGCACATCTTGCAGCCTCCATGCATACAGAATGAAATCTTCCTGATCACGGCCGAAGCCGCGCAGATACGCCTCCTCCACCGCCCCCAGACTGGCCAGCCACTTGCGGCTGTCGACATTGCGGGCAAGGGCATAGGTCTCGGCGCGATGGTAGTGAGCGTTGCGCAAACGCGGGATCGACCAGTCACGCGCGAACCGGGTCACCGGCCGGACCACGTGCGGCCACAGCTCGGTCCCGAAGGCGCCGGCCAGGACCACGCCGGGGCGGACCGGGACCACGCCGGCCATCGCCACCGGCTCGGCCTCGTAACAGAACATCCGCCACATCGCGCCGGCGTAGGCCAGGATTTCGATGGCAAGCCTGCCCGGGTCGTTGTCCCAGCGCAGCGCATAGATTTCCGCCTGGTCCCGCGGGCGCAGGTTGCGCACGATGTGCAGGACCTCCTCCTCGGCGAAGGGCGCGCCCTTGAGGGTGATCATTTCACCACCCCCGGCTGCACGTTGGCGTGGATGGCGGCGAGCGTGGCCGGCCCGGGCGCCTGGTGCACCAACTGAAGACCAAGATGCGTGCCATAGCCGGCGAACGGGATCGACTTTAGACCGTAGGTGTTGTCCTGGATGTTCGCCACCAGCTCGAACGCCTCGACATTGTTCGGCAGCATCCCGGCGCTGAGCGACCATGCGCCCATGCACATCACGTCGAGCGACTTGATCCGCTTGTTGGTGGTCGGCGTCTCGATCGCCTGATGCGGCGTGCGCACCGTGACCGTGCAACTGTCATAGGTGTTCAGGTCGAGACCGCCATAGAGGTAAAGCGTGTTGTCGGGGCCGCGCGCGAAAACCATGTTCTGCACGACGGCGAACTCTTGCACGACGAAGCCGGGATCGAGCACCGACCAGGCCGTGATATTGCCGGCGGGAAAGTAGGACAGCACATAGATTTTGCCATTGAGGTGCAGCCAATACCGCCCGTAGATCGGCTGGATGGTGGCGCGCGCTTTCGCGGCGGCGACCGCGTTGTCCCGGATAACCGGGGCCAGGATCGGGTCGATCGCCGAACCGACATCGCTCACCGAGGCGGCGAGGTTGATTGCCATCGCATGCAGGCTGCGCACGCCGCTGTCAGAGAGAAACAACACATCGCCGGTGCCGAACTGCAAGATCGAGTGCGGCGCCACGGTGCCGATGCGCAGCGTCTGCGTGATCTGGTCCTTGGTCGGATCGGGGTCGAGCGTCCAGAGCGTCGTCAACAGCCGGGACATGATCGCCATGGAGTTGTAGTAGACCTCCATGCCCGCCAGGTCCTCGGCATCGGGGTCCTGCTCGGCGATGTCGGTGAAGCCGGCGCCCGGGTTGGGCACCGAAGCCGGATCGAGCACGGAAGGGTCGCCGACACCGGAGAAGCGCAGGAACTCGCCGTCGATGCGATACATCTTGGAGCGGAAGGTGCGCGAGAACGTGCCGTGAATTTGGCCGTCCGCATCCGACAAAGGCAGGTAGGGCACGAGCGGCGTGGCGCTGTCGTTGCCCCAGATCACGTAGTTATTGCCGGTGACAGAACCGGTGACCGAAAGCTGAAAGCCGCCTTTATAGGTCTCGCAATCGTCGACGGTGAAACCCTCGGACAGCGCCCCGAACATATTGTGCTGCACGATCGGCACCGGGCATGTCCCGGGGTCGATCACCAGCGGGACCGGCGTGAACACGTGCAGGTTCTTGCCCTGCCCGAAGATGAAAGTAACATCAGCCGGCAGCGTGCAGACAGGCACGAACGCCAGCCGCTTTTCGATTTCACCGCCCTGGTTGATGACCGCGTTTTCGAGGATGCGCAGCGTGCCCTCGGGCGCCGTCAGCGCAGTCTTGCGCGCATCGAGGCCGCCGCGGAAATCGCTGATCGTGAAAACATCATCAGCGGGCATGGTGGACAGCCGCAGAAACCAACCAACCCGCGGCAGCGCCCGCCAGGAACGCGGCGAGTAGGAGCGACCACAGTGGTACGTCCAGCACCATCATCGCTCACGGCCCCCGGCCGGGGCCGCTGCCATAGCCCGGGGGTATGTAGTCGAGGCCCAGCACCGGCTGCGAACCAGGCCGGCTCTGTGCGTCCCCGCCGCCGGCGCCGATGGCGATCGGCCGCACCCGCTTCTTCGATGCCTGGAGGACCCGGTGCCGGCGCATCAGCTCGGCGGCGCGGGCCTGCTGCGCATCACCGTCCTTGGCGTTGTCCCGCCGCAGGATGGGGATCGCAGCGAACGCGGTGATGAGCGCGTCCGGCAGCACGCACTGGTCGGCGTCATTCACCATCCAGGGGACCGTCTTGGTGCCGCGCAGCCGCACGATCGCGTTGTTGGCCTGCGCAGTGCCGTCCGGGACCGGCCACAGCTCGAACGTATTGTCGTCGGCGTGGTGCATCCACTTTTGCGTCGGCCACGCCTTGAACCCGTTGTCCGAGTTCCAGAGGATCATCTCGTAGGGGCCGATGCCGTAGAGCAGTTCGTTGTAGACGGTGTTGATCAGCACCCAGATGTGCCCGATGTCCTCGAAACTCAGATCCGTTGGATAGGGATAATAACGCTGCCCATCGGCCAACTGCACATCCCGGTCGATGATGAGCTGCGGCCAGTCATAGTCCCGGTAGAGGTCCTGCTGCGTGCGGTTGATGTAGTAGAGCAGCGTATCGCGATCGTTGATCCCGTGGGCGACGTTGGTCGAGTGACCAACCTCGGCCCGCAGGTCGGACAGCAATTCACGGAGCTGCTTGGGCACGAAGGGTTACCCCCGCGCCTGGTCGTGGTCGTGCTCCTCGGGCCGGCGTTCGCGTTGTCCCGAGACGTCGGGCAAGTGGGCCTCGGTCCGCCGCGCCTGGCGCGCCTGGCCGCGGAAGCCGACCCGCGTCTGCGGCTGGTCCTCGACCGTAGGACGGTTGAGGGACATGCCCCCCGCCACCGCCGGGCGCATTGCCTGCGCCAGGTCGATCTTCTCCGGCTCCGGCTCCTCGAACTCGCGGATCGTCGCCTCATCCAGCTCCGGCTCGGGCGGCAGCTCCTCGACGGGCAGCTCGTGCTCGATGACCTGCACCCCCGGGTGGCTGGTCACGGTAAGCGGCTTCAGCACCGGGTCGGGATTGTCCGGCCGCGTGGGTTTCGGCACATACATCGGCAGCGTGCAGTGCGGCAGCGCCGCATCATCGGTGGGCAGCTTCGGCCGCGTCCCCGGATAGACTTCCTTGAGATACTTGTCGTCGTAAGTCGTGCGCAGCCGCGCCAGCATTTCGTCCGTGGTCATGTCGGCGGTGCCGAGAACGAAGACCTCGGTTACCGCGTCGTAGCCGTGCATGTGTTGCAGGATCGCGAGTTCCGGGTAGGCGATCGGGTTGCCGCGATGGCGGGCGACGACGTTGTCCTTGTCCCCGCCGAGGGCAACCATGCAGCGCAATAATTGATAGGTGGGCATAAATAATCTTCTCCTCGTGTCACAAACGAGGACCGCCGTTCCGAAGAACGGCGGTCCTGTTGGTCAGTTGATCTGTACAACTAGTGACGAGTTGAGCTGTTGTGCTACGATTTGACCTGTGTGCGTCATGCTTTTGTAAAGCACGAACTGGTTGTAGGGCCGCGAGGGCGTGAAGCGGTGATCCCACTCCCCATCCTGCTTCATCAGGTAGATGTGCCGCGGGTCCCACCAGTAGCCGTATTTGTTGCGCCCCAGCGTGTCGAGCGTCGGATCGTATTCGATCGTGTTGCTGCCGAACTTGACTTGCCCCATCGAGCCGTCCTGCCCGCCAGTGAAGCCCGTCATCGAGTAGTTGCCGTTGGCGCGGATTTCGGTCTCAAGCGCGGTGATGAAATCCGACCCCGCCAGGAACTTGGTCGGCCGGCCACCGTAGCGGATGAGCTGCCGGTATTCCTGTTGCAAGAAGGTCCAGAGGGCGCCGCCGTTGGTGGTGGCCGAGGTGATCGCCCCACGCCCACCGGCGGTGCCGAAGGCCGCGGTGGCGGCGCGGTTCTGCCACCAGGTGTTGGCGGACCGGGACAAGCCGCCGGTGGTCCCGGTGTTGGGCACGTCCAGGATGATCGACTGGAAGCCGGCCAGCGCCTTCGGATCGGCCGTGCCGTCAGCCCAGAACAGGTTGTTCATGGACCGGCCATACTGTTCGCCGAAGTCCTCCAGCTTGTCCTGAAGCAGGTTCACCAGGACCGTGACCTCGCGGTCCGAGTGGTTAGACAGGCTCGAACCGTCGCCGCCCTCGTCGGTGACCGAGATGCCATCGATCTTCAGTTCCGTGTGCGTGAGCGTCAGACCGATGTGATGCTCGCGCCACGGATAGTTGCAGCGCATGATGTTGGCCGGCGTGTAGAAGTTCACGGCGTCATTGTGCGTGTAGCCGACGACGTGGTCGTTGACGCCACCGGCGCCGTAGTTGCCCTTCACGGCAAGCGAGATATTGCCCTTGCCGCCGGGGAACGATTTGGCGCTGCCTTCGAGCAGCCGAAGCAAGGGCTTCGCCTGGATCGACTGCTTGAACGTGTCGCCCTTGTTGAGATAGAAATCCAGTGTCGCGTTGGCGATGTTGGTGACTTCACCTGCTGTGAACGCCATCTGTCAGGCCCCTGAACGATCAGGAGGCCCGCCGCATGCTCGCGAGTGCCTGTAAGGCAGCATCCTTCATGGACGTTGGTTCCCGCGCGGCAGACCCCGTGGTGGTCGTTTGGATGCCGGAGGGGGAGCGACGCGTCGGTTGCGGGACCGGTCGGCCGCGCAGCATTTCGCGTGAAGCTTCCTCATAGGCCGCTCTCACCAGCTCCACCGCCTGCTGCACGGTCGCGGGCACGCCGCGTTCCTGCATCAGGGCCTGGCTGAAACGACGCACGGCAACCGACTTGTGGGCGTAGTCGGGGTCCCTGGTCCGGATGCCGGCTTCCCAAGTGTCGATCGCGTCACGAATGGCGCCGACATTGCGCTGCTGCGTCTCCGCAGTCTG